ACGGAGCACTATCACTGTTCAGTGATGGAAAGTTCTCAATGAAAAGGCTATTAGCATTCATATTCGGAATAGCTATACTGTGGATGACTCGTCACCTACTTTACAATGTGATACCGAAAGACAACCAGATGGTATTCATGCACTGTTTCGATATCATAGCAGGACTCATTGGTACATTACTAGTAGCAGCTACTGTAAAGGATGCGTATGTACAAAAGGGAACTACCACTACAACAGATACTAAGATAGAAAATAATAAATAACATTCATAAACAATTAAACACTAATAACATGACACGTTCATTTTCAGACAGTCCAGCATTTCAGCCACAGAACTTCCTTGACTTCATAACTGTTACTAACCTGGCATCTGGTGGTGCTATTGGTACAGCTATTGCTACTGTAGATCAGTATCAGGGGGCGTATATCAGCCAGACTACTGCTGGTCAAACACTTTCATTACCAGCAACTACAGGAAGTACTCCTAAGAGCTTCTGGATAGTGAATACCGGTAGTGTATCATTCACAATAGGGCAAAAAGTAGTGTTCCCTGGTACATCGTTGATGGCTATATTCTCTGGTATTTCTATCCCTAACCAGGGTAAGGTATGGGTGTATGGAGCAGCTTCAGCAACAATAACTACAACGACCACTACAACAGTATAACATACTGAGTATTAACTAATTACAACTACATATTGTGAAGGAACTAGTAACCGTGGTATCCGTACCACATGACCTATACTGGGTAGCTGAAATAGAGGTACAGTGTGCTAATTTCCAACGACTGGGGTATACTGGAGCATATCATGTACTGATACTTGTAGAGGGTGAATTCCCTTATAAGTGGTACTGGGATCAACTTGCTAAGAGGTATCCATGGGCCAGCTTCTTCTTCTACAGAGAGGATCATATCAAGAACCTGATAGCTATATATCCACCAGTACAGAGAGTACGATGCCTAAAGAGGCATTGGGTTGAACATCCTGAACTGCAGGAGAAGGTGATACTGTATATAGATGGTGATGTATTATTTACCAGGTTACCTGATTTCTCTGAGTATATGGATGATGATATCTGCTACCTATCTAAGACGGAGTACATATCAGCAGAGTACTTTGCTAGTAAGGTGAAGGACATATACCCATTCAAGAAGAAGGAATATGCCCAAGAAGATGTACTAGGAGACCTCTGTAGGATAGTAGGTATAGATAAACAGGTAGCAATAGATAACCAGGATAATACCGGTGGTTGTCAATATCTACTGAAGGACATTGATCTGAAGTTCTGGGAAGATGTTGAAAAGAATTGTATAGAACTCCGGTTACGTACTATCAACTTCAATGCGCAGTACTTCAGTAGTGAGGATAAGGGGTTTCAGTCGTGGGCTATAGGAGATATGTGTGGTTTACTATGGAACCTATGGAAACGAGGTAAAGAGACCAGATGCCCAGAGTATATGAACTTTGCCTGGTCTACTAACCCTATAGTAGAATACGATAATAATATATTCCTTCACAATGCCGGTGTAAATAGTAAAGTGATGGAGATGGACGGTAAGAACACTAGAATGTTCTATAAGAGCGATATCAGATTCCGTACTAGTTCTCTCACATGGTTCGACATTAACCCAGATAGCTGGAATGTTAGTGACCAATACTGTAGCTATATGTACCTTCAGGAGATCCTTCATATTAAGGACCCTGTATGCAAGACAAAGACATTGAACTATTAACACATTAAATTATATACAATGAACCAGAATAAGAACCGCTTAGTGTCATGGATGAAATATGACGGAAATGGTTATATGATAGGAGGTACAAATACCTGGAGACCATTAGGAGTTACCCCTCGTGATGGTGGGTGGGTACGTATACCCGGTACCCTCAGTAACTTATGCTGTGGTGTAGGAGATAGTTTCCTAATAGTACAGAATGATAGTACTAATGGTAATAACCCAGGTGCCACAGTAGTTACATTAACTACTGCTGATAACCGGATAAACTTTTCTGGAACTATTGCACAAAATGGAGGAATGATGGTATTTGTTATTCCTAATGGGTACGATGAAGCATTTACACTGACAATGAATGTAGCTGCAGGTGGTATAGATCTTACTAACTCCACAATAACAGGAACAGGTGTTATATCAGCAGCCTCTAACTACATACATACAGGCGCACTATCTGCAACATTTACTACTACAGCAGCTGCAGGTAGTCAATATCTAGTTAACTTATCAGACGACTAATACTTAATATTACTATATGTTACTACTGGATATCACTATCAGTACTCCTCTTATTGTTGTAACTATATCATCTGTAATGATAGTATTTCTAGCTCTTGTACGATTTGTATGGTCTATTATAGACAACAAGCACAACGAGGCCATGAAGAGGTTGGATAGGATAGTAGATGAACAGAAGAACATCGAACAGGATCTAAAGCCTCTCGCTCTTACAGTAGCTGAACATACAGTACAAATTAGTGTCATTAAAGAAGAGCTAAAGGATCAGAAAGGATGGTTAACTGCACATGATAACATACTGCAGGATTGGGCAAAAGGAGGTCATAGAACACAACATGGATAGTATACAGACAGTCATAGAGGGTCATAAGAACACTACCCGGTGGATTATAGTCATACTATCTATCATCATACTGGTATTGTTATTTCGACTATTCTACGGTCATGAAGATCCTGTAATAGTTCGAGATGATCAGAGAGTGCACAATATTATGGATAGTCTGCAGATATGGACTAGTCAACAAAGGAAAGTGCAAGAGCATGAGCAATTGAAGTATCAACAGGACTCTATACGTCTCTACAGTATACAACAGCAGGTTAATAAGGTGCCTGGTATGTTACAGGCTATTAATAAGAAATACGATGAGAAACTACATACTATTGATACTATGTCTGATGATGAGCAGTTCACTCTATTCTCAGAGTGGGTTACCTCATCCGACAGTCTATAATGGGCAACAAGCTGTTATAATCAGCCAACACCAGGTGCAGATGCTTAATAAGGCACATGAGACCTGGTTACAGTGCCAAGAGATCAATGACTCTCTATTAGTTGCTGTAGATAGTTGTGCAGTAGGATTTCATGTAGCCGATAGTGCTATACAGTCTCTGAAGAACCAGATAACATCATATCAATTCCTCAACATACACCAACAGTCAGCTATAGATACCCTCACTGCAGTAATAAAGGACCAGAAGAAAGAGATACGCAGACTGAAGGTACATAAGGGGCTTATGGGGGCATTTGGTGGCATTCTGGTGGGTATTATCGGTTACTTACTTATAGCACATGGATAGTACACATATTAAGTGGTTAGGGCCTTCTAAGTTACCTGATAATGAACTGGAGCTACTTCATATAGTGTTGGACATAATCGAATATAGTGATCCACAGTTCCATATTAGCATATGTAAGAACCCGGAGAATATCATAGCCCATATAACACCTTCTGATCAGCAGTTTCGTGAGGATATTATTCATAACCTACTATTCATTAATAGAATTATGAAGGTACCGGTGAAGTTCTCTTCATCTCTACATATATCCCGATTAATTTCCTTCACTATTGATCTGAATTATTCTGTATCTTCGCAGCTTAATATACAACAACATGAGCAATAACTTGAAACCGGGTATGAAATACCAATGGTCCCCTGGAGCTAACTTCCAGATTACTGACACACAGTTCAGTACATTATTCCACAGCCTTAACAACATTGTACAGTCTCCTACATTCCAACAGAAGTTAGCAGAGGCACAACAGACAATAGCTATTGCACAACTGCAGACAGTGATGAACGATATATTATCGGCTTCTGTGGACTCCGGTGTTGCTACTGAAGTACCTGTTGAGGATACTGCTATTATTAACTAGCTCATATTGCTACGTACCCATAGACCACCTTGGTATTCTTATCAGGGTGGTATCCTTATTTTAGGGCTCTTTGCTGCTCTAGTATGTATGCATGTACTTTCAGTAGTTTCCGTACTTCATATAGCATGTATGGTACCTTAATGGGTGTTACGGACTTTATTATGAACTCCCCATCGCTATTTATCTTGTATATGGGATATCCATTATCATCCATTTTCTCTACTTCGAATACTACATGCTCTATGATGAGCTCATCTACCTGGAGTTTAGGGTTCCAGAATGTTATCATGTTCGCATACAGTGATAACTGCATAGCATAGTGATATAGTGAACAGTCGGGGACATTATTGAGTGGGTACTTCATCTTCTTATCTCTGAACGCAGTAGCCCTTATTTCTTTGCTTGTTTTGTAGTCCCTTATTCGGAACTTATTGCCATCTATCTGCAGGTAGTCTATCTGACCTGCTATTTGGTACTCTGGATAGTATACTATGAACTCCGGGTATATACCATTCTGTAGTTCCTGTGGCAGTGACATTTTCACACCATCTACTATTGGACATTGTATACCCTCTACCAGTTCATCCTCACGTAACTTGTGGTACCATGTTCCGAGTGTAGTTGATCTATCTCTTTCATCCTGCCATATCTTACGTACTTCTGCAGGTACCATACCATACCATTTTCCATCCTCCCGTAATACACAACTCTCTGATGCTCTTATCTCATTGAACTTCTCCTTGTATTCCCCCAATAATGTAGTGATACTGGTATATTGCACACCAGCATCATCTACATATTTGTGGTCTTTTTCTGTGAATGCTACATGCATACCACGAAGGTACTACACATATTAGTATTATACAAGTTGTTGCTTAACTTTGTATATCTTTTCTTTATCTTCCCACTTTTCCACCTCACACGCACATGCATCTATTACATGTATTGCATACCTTTTCATTAGACTACGTACCATTTCCGGAGTCCATTCTAATACTCCACTATTCAGGTAGTCTATATACTCTACCATAGTTGATGCTGTACTTATCATTTCTTACTATTTAGTAGTTCCAGTGCGAATGTGAATGCAGCTACTTCAGCATCTGTACGGCATTTGTACCACTCAGTCCCTTGTAGTGTTCCTATACCATAGTTCCAGCCACTATCTTCTGTCCAGTGGATGCTGATATATATACCTTCTTTATCGAGTATATCGTACATCATTCTGGGTGCAGCACCTATACTATTCTGTACTATACTATCTACCGGTACTGCGGCCATTATCTCACTACTGAGCTTACCACTCTTGTTGAGCTCTGTTAGTATCTGTTCTTTTATCTTAATGTACGCCTTTGGGTACTGTGTCTTAATGTCTATCATGTTGTCTGTTGTTTAGTAGTTTCCTATATTATCGTGTTCTAGTACTTTGATATTGATTCTATTCCACTCCACTTCCTGCCATTTCTCCCACCCCTTTTGATTGAGGGATACTCCATGCAGGAACGCTATATTATGGAGTTGTAGTGCCTGTTCGAAGTGCCCTGGAGTACATCCAGTTATTCTGGTAGTAGGTATCTTATTGATGAACTCCCTCCAGTTTATGTCCCACATGTCCTTATCTATATCGTACTTGGTATATGTCTTTTCATACCCATTATTGTAGTTGATGAACCACACACCCTTCATATTCTCGAATGCATCTGCTAGTTCTTTACGAAAGTGCATCTTAACCTGTGCCATCATCTCTGGTCTAGCTTCTCTGTATATATGCGGTGGGTCATCTTCATTTCTTTCGAACCTCCATCCTCCTACATACACAGTACAGTATCCGTTCATGAATACTGTCTGTGACTTTATATAGTCCTCTAACGGACCATCTATTATGAACCTTATTGTATCTTCTGCTGCTGGTTTATTCTCCATATCCTACATTGTTATAGTGCCTACTACTGTATTTTAGTTTTTTCTTCTTGTTCTATTAGTGCAATGATCAATGTTTCTTTATTGAGATCTGGTATTGGCCACACTTCTCCATCTGCAATAGGTTGACCTTCTTTATAATTATTACAATATACCAGTACATTTTCATCCCTATTTACTATCCTATATTGTGGGCTAAGTATTTGTTCTGTATTACCCCATTGATCTACCCTTGTTATATACATCATGTAACAACTTATCAATTTGCTGCTAAAGTCTCCATATTTTCCCTGCAGAAATAGCTCAAAGTCATGTTCATAATCTTGTGGTATTTTTAATACAGCTACATGATAACCTTCATCATGATTATACACATCTACCAACACTTGCATGTCATTATATTCACTCATTAAATCATGGAACATATCTTGTTGATTATCTTCCGGATGAAATAGTAATGACAATGTGATATATGAAGAATCTGCAGGTCTACTGCTATCTCGTAGATAGCATTGTATAAATCCTCCCATTTTTAGGTATGAAGGTGCTATTCCATATATGTCTAATAACATCTTACCACTTGTATTCATTTCTTGTTTGCTCATATTTATTTCTAGTTTATTAGTTACTTACTCTACCTCTTATTATTGGTTATTTCTTATAATGTTCTAACTTTACCATCTCTTTTACATCAGCGTAGTACTTGAACTTGTAATTCGGGTACATATTCCGTAATAGAATCTGATGGAGTTTTGTATACAACTCTTCTATTTCTTCCGGACTTCTTTTTACGGTCTCATTATCTCGTTTTTCATGCTCCGTCCACCATTGTTGTATATCAGGACTACAAGTTCCTAACATATTTACATCTATTAACTTTTTACATGTTTCACATAGTAGAGCAGCTAACGGACATCCGAATAACAGGAAGTCGGTCTTCTCTAGGTATGTCATTCTCTGTGTGAGGTCTACACTATATTGATAGTCTCTCTCCCTTTGTTCTGGAGTTCTATCATCTGGTCCCATACATGGCATATTCTATCTATTTTATTGGTTATTATTTACTGATTCTGTCTTTTATTATTCTTCCTAATAGTGCTTCATACCGGACTAACACCTCTTTCAGGGCTGTTATCTCACTCACAGTAGCATTGTCTATTTCCTGCATATTCGGTAGTACTACTGTACGTACTAGTAATTTGTTGTCTGTCATACTCCGAATTGTTTGTGTGCTTGTTCTGTTCTCTCTATTACCTTGTCTCCTGGATTACTGTCTACGTTCGAGTGACACTGCCAACAGAGCATCATCAGATTACTGTACTCATACTTCAGGTGTTCATACCTGTCCAACCCTTTGGGAAGGAGGTGGTGGTGATACAGTGACTTGTTCTCTCCCCATATACCTTCACCACACTGCTCACATCTATGGGGCTTTTTCTGCCAATGTTCCTCGAACAGTGCCCACATTCTCATTGTGTCTTCTTTGTTCTGCTGTATCTCCTCTGGAGTCTTTGGTCGGCTCTTCAGTTTGCTGCCTCTGGTGAGCCTCCCAGTACCCTTGCTGAGTGGTTTACCCTTCTTCAGTGTTCCTGATCTCTTTAACGGTGTTTTCCTACTTAGTGCCATCCTGTTGTATGTATGCGCCATTATTGATACTGCGTTGTACCTTCATAGCCAGTTCCTGTATGGTTATCTCTCTGGTCCGTATCTTCCATATATCTGCTAGTATCTGTTCCAGTGTGTTGTATACATCGAACTCTCTCATGTCATGTTGTATAGCATCTTCTGCAGGTACTTTCTCCATCAGTTCATCTACGAGTAGCTTGCTGACCTTTGGTACGTTCCTCTCTCGTATCTTCTCTATCTGTTCTTCTACATTACCGTGTATACTGTGTCCTTTGCTATATTTCTCTCGGTTTTCTTCTCTCCACTTCTCCATCACACTGGTATATGTAATATTATCCGGGAGACTAGGGGTACTACGCAGGATCTTCCCTATCTGTTCCTGTAGTAGGTGTTGATATCTGGTACTTTGCTGTTCATCATAGTTGTATACATCTCTGGGTACTGCGGAGTAGCTGATATTACCATTCTTGTCTCGGAACCCTATCTGGAGAGTTGCCGGACCTGTTTCATACCCCTTACCTGCAGATATTGGATCTATACCAGCTATATATTGTATATCTGCTTTCACACTCTCTTCTGCTACTATTGTATCTACTATAGCATCTGGTACTGGTTCACTGCTCTGACTATCTGCATATTTTTCTTGCTCCCTGTCTGTGTGCTCAACCTTCCAGTCATTATCGGTACTACGTATGTTCTCGTTCATTGTATATCGTTTTCATTGTTGATGTACTGCTGGAACTCTCCCAGGTGCTTCATTGGTTCTATCAGTTTCTTCGGGAACTTCTCCACACTTGTTATCATATATAATCTATTTCTCTACAGTGACTATATCTGGATTGATGAGTTGCATGATTTTGTTCTCCAGTTCCATTCTATACTCTTCATTGTCCCGGAGTAGTTCTTTCACCTTCGTTATCTGCATCTTGCTTTCATGACCTGGTACTGTATACCATCCACCTGCCAGAGTAATGAGATTCAGTTCTGCTGCTACATCTACCACTTCCTGTAACCGGTCTATACCGATTCCCCATACTATGTTGTATACTGCTTTACCGAATGGTGGAGCACACTTGTTCTTGATTACCTCTGCAGTAGTCTTGTTCATCTCTTTCTCCTTGTCTACTGACTTGGAGATCTTTACCCTCATATCTGTATAGAACTTCCACGCATTTCCACCAGTTGGCTTATTCGGGTCTCCATAGTCACCTATAGCAGTACGTAATTGACTGAGACCTATTACTGTACATCGGTTCTTTTCCAACAATGGTTTGATCTTCATGAGCCCTGTACTGTTGATTCTTGCTTGTAGTGCTATCTTCACATCTCCTACTTCTCCTTCCAACACAGCCTTAGGAACTGCTGCAGTGTGGCTGTCTATTATGACCAACCTCACCTTACCTGTCTTTATTAGCTCCTCTGCTATATTGTACATATCCTCCATTGTATCTGGTTGACTGATAGTGAGTTTGTCTACATTCACACCGAGAGCAGTTGCATATGTCTTATCGAATGCCTGTTCCGGATTTATGAACACCACTTCACCTTCTATCTTCTGGAACTGTGCAATGGCGTGGAGCATCATAGTGGTCTTTCCTGAGCTTTCTGGACCGAACACTTCTATCAGGCACCCTACAGGCCATCCACCTATTCCTGTAGCCATATCGAGACCCATGGAACCTGTACTGACCACTTCCCAGTTGTCCTTTACATCCCTACCATGTATTATTGTTCCCACCCCGAACTTTTTCTCCAATGCTATTATCTTCTCCTGGAACGTATCCTTCTTATCTTCTGTACTAACTTTTGTAGCCTTTGCCATTGTTTGTTGTGTGTTATTGGTTTGTTATTGTATCATCCTTTGGTGCTTCCTTATACAACCTTATCTGCTTCTGCACTTTCTCTAACCTTCTACCATTGTCGAGTATCAACTCCCTTACACTCTTCAGCCTCATGTTGAGGGTATTACGTCTTACCAGGTATAGTTGCTCTTGTCTACGTAGTACCTTCATGTGTCCATATTCACCGGTACCATATGGTTTCTTCATAGCACACACCATTGGCCTGATTCTCTACATACCTCTGCCCATGCTTTCAGTATTGGCTCATATGAACCTTTGTGAGCACCATACCGCATACTCTTGATTACTTTTTCTATTGATTTCATATTTATCTACTATTTTACCAGTTTCACACTATATACCCAACATTGTTCTACTTTCTGAGTCTTTGTTATTTTTCTCCACCAGTTTACTAATTTCCATCTGGAATATGCTATACTTATTTTCTGTTGTGGCTCATCTGATAACACTTGCAGTTTGACACCACAGTCTACTATATCTCCGGTAGTGAGTTCTTTCTTATTCATATCTAACTGGAATGGTTGTCCATCTATTCCTATACCTACTTTCATTTTCTTTTTCATATCATTCTGTTTCTTCATTGTCTGTTTGTTTGTCTGGTGTCCATTGCCATATAGCTGTCAGTATCGAGAGTGTACCGGTGATCAGTACTATCTTGAATACCTTGTGGTGTGTGCTCATTTATTGTGTGTGTTTGTTGTTTATTTATTCCTTCACTAGTTCTATTTCCATATTCCAGTGTGCTCCCCACATTGTTCTACCATTCTCATCGTACATATCTCTATGTGTTTGTCCGGGTTCTATGTACCATATACTCCTTTCATCTACATCTCTAGTCTCCATGTGCCACACCTCATTCTGGTTGTGGATAGTGAACCTCTGACCGTCTTCTACATCTTTGGGTGTCATAGCTATTCTGGTTTATTGTACTCTTCTTCATCTTCTCGTACTATACTATCTCTGAACCCATTCTCCATGTACTGTTTATCCTGTATAGCACCTTTTTCTCGCTCTTTCACATACTGTCGTACTATTGTTATCCTATCTCCTTTGAATGCCACTTTAGGGTTGATGTAGTAGCATCCTGGCATATCTGCTCTAGCTATTACCTTCTTATCCAACAACTGACTGATGGACCTATATATGGTCGGTATGGTCATTTTCCTGTCCTCTTTGATCATATGTGCTGTGAGACATATCTTATCCTTACCATACTGTATATGTGTCATCATGTATTCGAACACTGTCATGCTGGAGTTACTTAACCCGAAGAAGGACTTGATCTCTCCTATATACACCTTATAGAACTCCTGACTATCAACTACTTTGATATCTCCGAGCACTAACATTGGTTCCTTTACTAACTCATCACCCTTTCGTACTTCTTGCCATTTCCATCCAGATACCTTTCTCCTTTTAGTTTCCACCATATGCTCTACTACTTCTTCGAGGAAGGGATTGTAACTGTGGAACGGATGTATTGTTTTCTGCATATCGTTTTCCGCTTCATTTTGTGATACTTGTATCATTCGTGTGAGAGTTTTATCATTTATAGTGCAATTTACGTAACTATTCTCACATTTCCTACTATTCCTAATATATATTTTCTATTGTACTCTCACATATTGAGAATTTTCCTCGATTTAGTGAGAAACCGATGCCCGTCTATATTGTGTTTCAGGGCACCGGTTCTTTATCTATATGTTTATCCCCCTAGTTTACCCATCTCCTTCCTGATACTATCTGCAGTAGTGTGTATCTCCAGTACCAGGTGTGGTTGTTTTGTGGGTTCACCACTGTCTCCTTCATGTAGCTTATCTGATATAGTGTGTATACTACAGGGTAATGTCACTGTCTATCTCATTGCCCCAACTATCCCATCCTACAGCAGGGTATCTACAGAACATTTCCAATCTTGGTATATCTCCGACTAACTGCACTATTCTATCTCTGACTTCATCCGGTTTCCTACTGTGTTCTTGTATAATAGCATGTACTACTGACCTGATAGCAGCATTCGCTCTCTTTGGTTTACCTCTAGTAGCTATCAGACAGCATTCTGAACCAGCTCTTGTCCAGTTACCCATACCGAACATATCTTTACCGTGTACTGTTTTCTTTACCCATACGAATCCGGTCATAGTCTTTATAGTGAATCCCCATGATCTTACCAACTGCAGTGCTTCTGCTGGTTGACTGGCTACCCACCACATGAATAGTACACAGTCATCTGCTACTATATCTTGTACTGGAAGTTTACCTATATCTTCTACATTCATTACTTGGTACACATTAGCTGCACCACTATTCATACTACCACCGGTATTCTTGTTATTGAATGACCATGGAGGATCTGCGTATATTACCTTGTACTTTGCCATATTCTCTGTTGTGTTTTTACTTGTTTCTCTCTACCGGGTCTATGTATCTGCAGTAGGTGATGTGGTAGTATCCAGTGTAGTGTACTACAGGGGATACTTCTCCTGTAACCAACTATGTGACACTATCTCACTGAGAGCTATTGACTCTGTATCTTCTATACCAGATGCCCACCAGCTACAGTCATCATCACTCCATACTACTGTGTACCATTGACCATCCTCTTCTAGTATCTGCTTTTCATATACCTCTGTACCGGACTTGTCTGTTCTACCTGTCCATTGTCCTACTGTACTACAGTCTACTGCAGAGTGCTGCATCTGATTTCCTCTGGTCTGATGTAGTATCACAGCATTCCCCTCTACTTCATAGTACCCACCATATATCCACTTTCCTGTATCCAGAGACTTTGCCCGGAACTTGTATCTACTCTCCATCTGTTTGTTGTTCTTTTTACCTTGTTATCTACAGACTCTCATTGAGTAGGTAGCCTACTCCATTTGTATTGTACTATTTCTGGATTTCCTTTTTCGAATCTATAAGTGTGCATACCTTTCAATAGATTACTCCATACTTTTCTTGTTATATTGTATTGTTTCATAGCCTCTTCTACACTATTCCATATTTTTATCTCCCCTGTAATTTTGTGTTCTTGCTTGACTTTTATCTTTGCATGGTCTGCTGAACGGCCTTTGTGTTTTTCACTTATTTTTCTCTTGGTTTCCTCTGATAATTTGCCTCCAGTTTTTTGTTGTCGTATCTGTTCTCTTTGTTCAGCAGACCATGTCCATCCTTTTCTTGATTCTCTCCAATTGTTTATAGCCTCCTGAGATCTGGTTTTCCCCCTCAGTGCATTTGCTCTTTTTTTATTTGTCTCTTCTGAATAGTAATAACCCCTTTCCTCTGCCTTTTTTTGTCGAGTTTCTGTTCTTTTTCGTATAGACTCTGTTGACAGCTTTCCTCCTCTTTTTGTCTCTGCCATCTTTTTCAGTGATGCTTTTGACATACTATATTTATCGTATGGATGTGTAGGACGTATATTATATCCATATGAATGATCATGTACATTGAGCATATTGCACCAGTAATGTTCTTCACTGAAGAGGTCCTCTATAGCACATTCCACAAGTAATTCGAATATGAATACTTCTTTTCCATATTCATTCCATGATCTTTGCAGATGTTGACTATGGTGATTTCTATTACCGAGTCTATCTTTGTGCTGTCTCCATCTACGTTTTACATTTTTTGCACATCCCACGTACATTTTTCCATTCACAGTATTCGTGATAGTGTATATTCCTGATATCATACCTTGTTACTTTCTACAAAGGTATGGCATTTTTCAAATTGTACCATAGCGGAGATTCAGTTTCACCGCACCTGATGTTTTCTGTAGTTCCAAAGAGTTACCCCAGTCACCGGTACTCAAGCACCATGCTATATCTGCCTGAAGTTCTCGTAAGCCTTTGCTCTTAATTCCCCTGTACATGAACCCTCTACATGCCCTCTCTACATCATCATTTGTCAGCTGTAACTTTACCGGTGCCTGGAACCCTGATACGTCACAGAACACAAATACCATAGGTTCTATGATGTAGTGCTGGAGATCATGTTCCTTAGCCCACATCCTAACTGCGTCTCTGTACATAGCTGCCTGTAGGTAGTATCCGTACTTCAAATACGAACTCTGTGGATGGTCAATTTGCCATGTTGTTTTCCAGTCATATGTATATATAGTATTTATATCATGACAAACCACCAACTTGTCTACCATAGCTTTGTACTCTACACCCTCTAGTTCAAACAGGATTGGCAATTCATTGAACACTTCCACTTCTCCACCTGACTGTAGATTGGCTATATCTGCAGTATAGGGATGTACCCGGATCTTGTCTACTATCTTCTCTGCTGCTTCTATTGTACCTGTAGATACCACAGTTTTACCCATGTTTTCCATACACTCTTTGTAGTACTGTTCACCATCTTTTCCCTCAAACCTCTCCAGTGCCCATTCCATATCCTTCTTCTTGAAGGCGATCTCATTACCTTCATAGTCAAATTTTATACTATTAAACGCATCAGAGAACAACACAGAGAACTTATCCTGTTGTACACCATTTTCATCTATAGTCTTCAATGCCCTGGCCACCAATGCATCTGTGAGATCCCCCATCTGTCCACTTGGTCTCTGTGTACCTGCTATGACAAACTTCTCATCGAATGACTCTGGAAGTGACAGTAGCAGATGGACTAACGACCCCATAGTGAGTGCTATACTCTCCTTCTCTTTCCTGGGTTCTCCCAACACTATCTGACTGTAGAATGCCTTCCTATCAGTGTCGAACAGCTTGATGCTGCTGTAACTTAACCGATCCTTTATTGATCTATACTGCTGTTCACTTAGCTGTGGACCTTGTGCCTTGATTTTTGCTGTTATTTTCATTGCTCTGTTGGTTTATCGTTTCTTTTTATCTATGATGTCTTCCAATTCCCTTATCCGTCTACGTAACATATTCACCTCTCCTTCTAACCCTACACACTTACTACCTAACTCTGTGTTCTTCTTTCTTAGCATGTCACACCTATCCTTCATCACTTCATATCCTTGTGCTAACTTCTCTGCATTACCGGATACTCTTTTCAGTAGATAGTACTTGGTTTTTAATGATCCGTAGGCCCCTGATAACCAATGTTGTTGTATATCTGTCATGATACTTTCTTTTCTCGTTTCTCTTTCAACATTTGCTGATGTTGGTCCCATTTCTCCTTATCTATATCCATTGCATACCAGTTACCTATATGGTCATTATATGAAGGGTATTTCATTACTTTCATTTCGAACTGCCATTTAGTTTCACAGTAGCTCATGTTCTTTTTGCTATAACACCATTCTACTATTGTACGTGTCCAGGTTCCCTCACCAGTTTCCCTAGCTGCATGGAGAGTTTTCGATGATCCCCAGTAGTTCTGCCAGTCACTGTCTTTCTTCTCTACCTTGAATGTTTTACGGGTCTTAGTAGCTGCCTTTTCCCGAACCCCTATTCGTTTCCTACGGGTACTATGCAGCTGCTTCTTACCTACATACACTATCTCTCGGCCCATCAACTTGTGAGTGATCACATATATGAACCCTACTGCATAATCTGGAACTACTGTATCTCTACCTCCATTGAACTTCCACGGTACTTCTTGTCTATTTTCCATCGCATTTGTAGTTGTTTTGTGTACCCTCTATCCATTTCTCCAGCTTCTCCTTTTCTCTTCATAGACAGTGGCTATCTCTTGCTCCAGGGTCTTCTGTTTTACCTTCACTACCTTCTTCGGTAACACCTCACTGTATCTGCTGGAGAGTGTACGGATGATCTCCTGTGTCATCTTCTCATACTCCTCTACCGGTACAGGAGGTTCACCCATTACTTCTTCATGCAATAGGACTATTGCTGAAAACAGTATCCGGGCAAACTCTCCCTTCTTCATCATTGCTATTTGCTTTCTATTATCTACTAGTGTCATATTATTACCATTTTCCTTCTGGAAACAGTTCTGCAGGTTTTTTGGTATGTACCTCTTTCATACAATGCTCCATACATGTATCACATACCATCTCTGTTTCATCTATTATTTTGTATTCATTACATCTCCAACAGTGGTCCATATACTTGTCTCCAGTTTCTGTCCACTTGTATTCTCCATATCCTGCATATCGGTCATTGTAATCACGATCTACTTCATATCGGTCATTGACTCTTTCCAGTATATGCAGTACCATCTTCTTACACCTTTCATAGTCTTCCAGCACAATATACTCATTATCTGAGTGAGGGTTGTAGTATCCGCATTCTATGTTGGCACATGCTACCTGGAGACCGTTACACACTAATTGATATACATCTGTGAACATACCACTCACTGTGGCATACCCATAAGTATCTATAATAGGACCTACAGCTTCCTCAAATGCCTCATCAAACATGATCTCACCGTATATCTCCTGTACAAACCCTGAGTTACCTTTTCTGTCACACTGAAGTACATAGTTACAATTATCAAACCATTCCATATCTGCCTCTTGTGAGCCTAAGCCACCCACTTCTTCATCACAAAAGAATGCAACCTTCAGTACATCTAACTGCATCAATGCCTGGAGACATATTGCTATACCGCACTTGTCATCTCCACCTATACCTGTAGCTTTTCCTTTTCCTTTATCATACGCAAACACACGATCTTCCATCTGCACTACTTTGTAGTTTTTCTTGGCTATAATCCTATGTACTGTGTCTGTATGTGATACTATGCAGTTGTATGCATCTGCTACACCCTTTGTCACGTATATATTCCCATTGTCTTCATGCACTACACACCCGGGTATAGTTTTCACTATTCCCCGGATGGTCTTGTGCATTTCTTTACTGTTGTATGACTCTGATTGTATCCACAGTATCTGTTCTAGTATCTTATCCATGTAGTTCCATTGTTAATTGATTATTGGCTATTACTATTTCATTACCTTCTGCTATACAGGCTTCCAGATTTGTCTGTGCTACACTATTTCCACTGTATAACGGTACTGTATCTTCTGTTAGGAACCATGTATCAACATACACACACTCAGTACAACAATCTTTCTTCCAGTATATGTTATTCCCATAACTGCTGTCCATTTCTACTATCTCTCTGCTATCTTCATGAGTTCTGTCACCATCATACAACTTTACTGACTCACTTTCCAGTATATACTCATCTGTCAGACTATCCAGAACACAGTCATTTTCCCTGTTGTAGTACGTACTATTGATGTATTCGTAGTCACCCAGATCATCATCGTGCACCCATCCATCTTCTGTCTCAATGGCATTATTTTCATGGCACCATTTGCCATTTGTTAACCTTTGAGCATCTCTTTTTCTGATGTAGTTATGTGTATAGTCATCCAGTACTGCACTAGTATAATGTACATAACCATATCCTTCTATATACTCTGCATCCCCTTCATCTATATACTCCTCATTTTCCTCATCCCAACATTCATTATCGTGATTATCTTCTTGCTGCTCCCAACTTCCTGATGTACTTCTAAGTTCTTTGTCATTGTATCCACTATCATTAGATATCTTGCCAGTATCACTTAGATAACACAATGTATCTACATATGGATATTCATCGAACTCATACTCATCCAGTTCTACTGTAAGATACCTCATTTCACTTTCTCCATTTCTTACTATATGAACATTTACACCATTTGAATGTACTTTCTTGTACATCCAACCTTTCTCCTCTGCATAGTTCTCGAACATCTTCTGGTGAGCATCTGTAGCATACACCCTGTCCATGAACATTCCTTTGTTGGTATTCCATACAAGAGCTCTACCTACAGTATTGTTTTCACAGTCTATCATCACCAACATAGATATCTTGTCTGGATTCTTTACGTATATATCCAGATATCTCTCACAATTTTCATACCTCATACAACTATCCCCCAGTTGCCCGAGAGTGTATAGCTTGCTGTGGTTATTTTCATTGTATCTGTATTTAATATCCTCTCCTTTCACTTCTATGAACTGTACCTGGCAATCTTCATCATTGATCTTGTCTGCCTTTATCAGATTACTGAACAACTCGAAATCAGTATCTTTCAGCTCTAGTGTGTCTATATGTGTACTATCTATCAACTTTCTAGCCAGTTTCCCGGCTCTTGATGTCTGCCTGTTCTCTCTCTTCCAATCTCCATTGTCATTCACTGTATGCTCTTTACCTGCTGGAAGGAATGATATCATATCTCCTCTACGTGCTATATAATTTGCAAATTCTGTAGTTGTGTATGTATCCTGCAGCAATATATCTGCTATCTTACTTTTGCTCCTATTTACTTCAAAGAACCTTTTAAACGATTCTGCTATTATTAGTCCCATACTACTGTTATTTATTTAGTTATTCCACCCAGGGTAACCCCAATGACTGTGCACTTGGTAACTCCTTACTATCTCTTTTCTGTACTTGTCTATCTACTGTTGTCTCACCCTTTGCTCTTGTCCACTGTACCTCATTCTGGTACCCTGTACTGTTGTTAGCTGCCAGTATCCTATTGATGAACTGGAACATATGCTCCGACTTCCATGCTCTGTTATGTTGTATTGCTACTGTAGGGTCTTCTACCTTCAGTACATGATGTAGCATCGGTGTGATGTACTTCTCCAACTTGGCTGCGGAGGAACCTATTAGCACTATTGGTAACCCTCTATACAGTGTGTTGATTACATTCTCTATCATATACTTCCAGAAGGGTTCCCATAGGGTACTGTGGCTATCGTATTTTGATGCTTCTGTAGTGAGGCTACTACCTATCAACAGTACATGTTCCTGTTGTAACAGGTAGCTGAGGTCCCTGCGTATGTCATTGTCTGGATCGAACCCATATTCATTTTCGAGGGCCTGATACCAACAGTACAATGGAGGTTGCTCATATAGTACTTTACTACAGTCATATGGTATGCCGGATGCCACTACATTACCCTGTAGTTTGTTTGTATATGGACCACCTGTTATTATCACCACTTTCAACTTATTTCTATCGGTTAACTGCAGTGATCTGAACAGGTCAGTATTCACTGGGTATACCTCTTTCCCTGCTTGTGTACAAGATTTCAAAAAAGTGAAAATAGAGTCAAATTCTTTACTTTCTGTGAAATTCCTCATTATTGGAGCCCAAGATCCTAATAGTTTTTCTGTTACTTCATATTTCATATATAATAGTCCAGATACTTCCAGACAAAGTTTTTATATTGTGTACATTCCAGTTTCCATAGTCAACAGTAAAAAA